ATTCCGGTGGGATCATAGCATAAGCTGCCTCGGCAAAGGCGTGGCACATTTCCTCGGTAACGACCGGCAGTTCGTTAAAATCCATGTCGAGAAGACTGTCGCCTGGCCAATAATACGGTTGGCCTGTTTCAGGATGAATACCCTCAACGACAAACTGTTGACCGTGCCCCAGAATCTCGATCGGATGCTTCTTAATTCCTTTAAATGGCGTTTCTGTTCGATAAACCAATAGTTTTTTAGGCCACATTCCTATCCGCGAAGCTGGTGTGTCACCCAGCATTTTATACGCCAATTGTTCAACATCGTGAGCGAGTTGGTGATCCTGCACGATGTCGATATCGGGCGCGATCAAGTAGCCGCACGCCGCTCCGATGCCGGTGTAATCGGGGAATCTAGACCATAAGTCAACTTCGTATTTAGTGGTCCCTCGATCGCAATGTTTGGTCCAGCCAGTATAGCCGACCCACTGACCAGACGAGTTGAAGATGCCGGGCACTTTCGAGAATGGTTGTATTGGGATAATCGGAAAACCGTTATCCTGCATCCGCAATCCGTGCTCGGACATAAACGACATCAGAAACCCCCAATGGTTGACACCACGCTTTCGCGACGCTGGCGGACGCCGAGAGAGCAGGCGTAGGACGGTGGCGGGTTTTGCAGCGCAAAGCGCAGGGGAGGTTCTGGCGGGGTTCTGGCGGGAGTTCTGGCGCTAGTTCTGGCGGAAGTGCAAAGCTCTGGCGGGGTTCTGGCGGGTCGCTTAGCGTGCCGGCGGAATTTCGGCCATTCTCAGAACGGCGGACTGCTGGTTGACTGAGAGCCGGCGCAATTCGTCAGTGTAGGCGGTAACCACGGTTTCGAGAAAGGTGTACCAGACCTTTTCCGACCATTTTGCCATGTCGGTCCCGGCGCCGCTCTCAACCAGGCTCTCGATATACTCGCCGGCCGGGCCTGAAGCGGCTAGCAGCGCGTCGACTTCGTGTTGAGTAGGATCGATCATCTGCCCTTGCCTTTCAAATGCGATGTCAAGACACCTCATCGAGCAGCACCACACCCTCGGGTCCGCCCGGTAGAGCTGGTAATAAAACCCGCGCGCCTCACGGCCGCAGAAGCACAACACACCTCACACCACAGGCTCTGGCCTGCCGGCGAGGCCGCAAAATCCCCGATCTCCCTCTACATATTCATTTTGATCCCAGCGCCATGCCATGCAGTCGGAAGCGATACAGCAGGCGGTTGGCATAATTTCAAGATCTCGTCGGTTATGTGCGGTGCTATGGCTTTGACTAAGCACACGGACAAACGGGCACCAACGATGGCGGGCCTGATCCTCGGTCAAAAACATGGTTCACCCCACAAAGCAGCCGCAGCCGCCGATGTCGTAGAGGTCGACCTGGCGGCCGGACTGAATCTGCTCACGCAGCTCGCGCAAGCTGAGCGGCTTAGTCGTCTCACCGGTGCGATCGCGCAGGATGGTGCGCGCTTCCTTGTCCTTGTTGTAGGGGAAGGATTCCTCCTCGGCCTCGTGCATCGCGTAGACCTCGGGCCGCTCGCGCAGCAGCACGGCAAAGTGCCCGATCCCTGCTTTGATGCAGAAACCGCCGCAATTGTCGTGGGCAAAGCCCTGCGCATAGGCGCGCGATGGCTGTAGCCCTTCGAGCCTGGCCCACTCCAGCATGTCGGGCTTGTCGATAAACGGCATGTCGCACAGCGGTGCCGCGGCCTGCCAGCCGTTGCGCGCGTAGCGGTGCTTGGCGCCGCGCCCGTGGCCATCGTCAAAGCGATGCACTTCCATCAGGTCGATGCCGAGATAGACCACCGTCTCGTCCGGCTTGCAGTTCGCCTTGAGCCATTTGTCGCCGAGCCGGCGTTTCAGGATCCGCGAGCACACGTCGACACGGGTGTTGCCGATCGTCTTCTCGGCGCGGAACACCTCCCACGGCGTGCGCCCCTCGGCGATACGCACCAGCTTGCCGCCGACATTGGCGGCCGCGTCTTCAAGGAAGCGGTACAGGTCCACGTCCTCGATCAAGGTGTCGGTAAACAGCAGCGTCAGATCAGCGGTGCCGTGCTTCTGCGCGACACGCTTCGCCGCGGCCCAGGAGCCGATCCCACCGCTGAACATCACAACGTGCTGGGTCATGACCCTTCCGGTCAAACTGAGAACATTTTAGATATTGGCACCATTCTTTTTGCGCTCCTCCTCGGCGGATAGCAACCCGGCCGCGCGCGCATAGGAAAACGCAGCAGAAATAAGAGCATCCTTATTTTTTCCCGTTGTTGGTTCTATTATTCCAATAGAACAAAAAAACTCATACGCAGATTTTGCTTCATCCTGCCAACGACGACTACGATTATTTTCTTTTTCTTGGTTTTCTTCATACCAACGACGTTTTAATTCGTTTCTACGATCGCGAATTTTTACGATATACCGGCGAGTTTTTTCGCGTGCTTTTTCAGGATTTTCAACACGCGCCTGGCGTCTTTTTTCATTCCTCTGTTCCCGCCATTGTTGATCGGATTGATAGCGCTGGAATCTTTCTTTGCTTCGTTTTTTTTTCTCCTCTTCGCTCATCTTTGTTCTTTTTTTTGGCGGCCCCCGATCAATTTCCAATAAATGCAACAATCCATTTTCGCGCATGTACCTAATCGCAACAGTTTTATCGACACTTGAATTACCTATTTCCCAACCACGTTCTCGTAAGAAGTTAACAGCAGCGGCTCTTTGTCTATTAATAAAAAGAGATTGTTCTCGCAAATTTTCCTTATTTATTTCACGATAATCATGACCATATTGATCTATATAATTTTTATACACATAGCTTACGCGTCGGTAGAGCCGCATATAGGCGGCCCTACTACGCTTGTGCTCTGAAGTTGTTTGACGACGTCGTTGTTTCTCTAATATTTTTTCTCGGTTTTCGGCATAGTATTGCCGTGTACGCTCAAGCTCACGCCTTCGCACTTCCTCAGGTGGCAGTCGAGGTCGCATTACCGAGCCGCCTTCTCCCCAATCAGCCGATGCGTCCTGGCAATCGCCTGAAGCTCGACCTCGGTAAGATGTGCGCGGACCGTCTCGGAACGGTTGAGGCGCTTAGCCAGCTCGAAGAAGAAATCGCCATAGCGACGGCTGAGCCGCTCGCACTCAGCGCCGGTACAATCACCTAGCAATTTGCCGTAGGTGGTTTGATATTCGAGAAGCCGGATCGCCACCTCGGCCTCGATAATCTTCTCGTGGTTCTGGGCCATTGTTCTGGTGATCTGTTCCTTGAGCGCGATTCGTTGCGCGGCGATTTCCTGAGCCGGTTCAGGCTTAGGTTCCTTGATCTCGCGGAAAAGCGTCTTCTCAACGCACCAGAAATTGAAGTCCCTACTAGCCTGATCCTTGAAATCCGACTTTTCGAGAAGGTACTGCCGCGCCGCTTCACGCAGCTTGGCAGCATCGGCGCCGGGATTCTCTTCGCGTAACCGCGCGAGCGTCTCCTCCGGAGTAACGATCCGCCGCGTCCGCCGCCGCCGTTGGGTGCCCGTATTGGCGTCGGTGTTTGTTCCAAGCATAGCCGTTCTCCTCAGGTTAAAGCCTCTGCCCAACAATCTCGGTGAATTTGCCTGTCGGCTTTACCAGAATCTGTTTTGCCGTTTTCAGCGCCGGCGCATAGCGCAACGCGTCGTGGATGGTCTGCGGCACCGGCAGGCCAGGCCCACGCCTGACCCACCACGCTAGCGCCTTATCACGAGCATAGCCTTGGTGCTGGAGACAGATCCATTCACGGTGTACCGATAACCCGCACTGGTACTCGACCCGCAGCGACGGCGTGCCGCCAGCCTTATCGTGAAAGGCGTAACGCACCCGGCTGACGTCGAGCCATTTCGGTTGGAGGTCTTGCAAGATATCCTTGCGCGCCGGCTCGACCCCTACCTTCCGTTCTGGTGGCGGGAAAACATGGCCGCACACCAGGCACTCGCGCGCCGCCATCGCACAGCGTGACTTGCAAGTCGGGCATCTTTTGGACGGCGCCACACCGGTCCCGTCGCCGCCCTTAATGCGGACCGCTGGATCGTCGATCGGGCCATGCCGATCGATATTGCCGCCAAAATCGAGCACCAGGCAGTTGTCTTTGCCGGGGAAGGTGCGCAGGCCGCGGCCGACCATCTGGATATAGAGCCCGGTCGATTGCGTCGGCCGGGCGAGTGCGATGAGGTCGACATGCCGGGCGTTGAACCCGGTTGTCAGCACCCCCATGCTGCACAGGCAGCGGATCTTCTGTGCCTTGAAATCGTCGATAATCCGCTTGCGCTCGTCGAGCTTGGTGTCGCCAAAAATGCAGGCTGTCTCGATGTCGCGGTCGCGCAGCGCCTCGCACATCAGCTCGGCGTGCTTGACGCCGCAGCAGAACACTAGCCAGCCCTTACGGTCTTCCGTTTCGCCGTAATGGGTGATTTCAAGGGCGATGCGTTGGACCACCGCGGGGTCGATCGCCACGGCTTCGAGCTGGCTGGGAATAAACTCGCCGAGCCGGATCCCGACACCCTTCGTGTTGATTTGCTCTTCGGCGTCGAGGGTTTTTGGCGGTGCCAGCCATTTCTTTTCAATCAGGTTGCGGACCGAGATCTCGTAACCGATCGCGTCGAACAACGCGTCGTCGCCTTTGTGCAGCATCCCGCTATCGAGCCGGAATGGCGTTGCCGACAAGCCGATAATCTTCATCGCCGGGTTGAGCTCTTTCAACGCCGTCAGCAGCCGCATGTACATCGTGTTCTTTTTGCGCGGAATCAGGTGGCACTCGTCGACGATCACCAGATCGATCGGCGACAGCGCCTGGGCCTGCTCGTGGACACTTTGGATGCCGGCAAAGATGATCGGCGAGTGAAGGTCGCGGGATTTAAGCCCGGCGCTGTTGATGCCGACCGGCGCCGCTGGCCACAACTCGATCAGCTCTTCGTGGTTCTGTCGGATGATCTCGTGCACATGAGTAAGCATCAGCACCCGCTGATCCGGCCACTGCTCGTAAACCTCGTAAAGAAACTGCGCGATGATCAACGATTTGCCGCCAGCCGTCGGCACCACGATCAGCGGGTTGCCGTCGTGCTTATCGAAAAAACCATAGATTCCACAATCTATCGCAGCACGTTGATAATCTCTGAGTTCTAGCATTTAGAACCTCCTTAACCGCCGAACCGCACCTCTCCCCGCAGAAACCCGACACACCATCTATCACCTAACTCAACCAGAACCGCCTCACCTCACCTCATCGTGTCACTCCCGACCGAGTCTATCCCTGACCGCCGGACCATACCTTTTCTCGTCATGTTCCGACCAATCATGACCGCCAGGTCATTCCTCAACCGACCCCGACCCACCTCACCTCGCAGCGCCATGACCGCCATTCGAACGGTGACCAACCCGAACGCAACACATCGAGCCGCCCGTGACCGCCTGGGCAAACCATCAACCGACCGCGACACGGCATGCACTGCCATGACCGCCGCAACCATTCCCACACCCTGCCCAATCGCGCCCTGACGGGTCTTGACCGCCATTCCACTCCTCACCCTGCCAGACCGTTGTTCTGACATACCGCAACGGACCAGAACCAACCTCGACCGCCGCATCCGACCTAAACTCACCGAACCGTCCTCTGTCTTAGCTATCCCCGACCGCCGTGACCTGTCCTGCCGTCACAAGCCTAGCCGTGCCAATAACGAGAGCCACCTATCCCTGACCGCCGCAGCAAACCGCGACCTTGCCGTGCCACTTCGCACAACGTCATTCCCGTCACGTCCTCAACATGACCGCCAAACAGAGCCGTGCCGAAACGAAGCATGATCTGTACGAGCCTATCCCTGACCGCCTAACCACCGCAGTCCCGGCCCGGTCTAGACCAACCATGACCGCCACGCCGATGCCGATCCGAGCCGCTGCACAAGCGGGTCTAGCCCAACCGAAACCGCCCGCCTGACCTCACCTTTTCTCATCGCACCTTGACAGAACGCTTCGTGACTTAGCTCAACCGCCTGACCTTCCAGATCGCACCCGACCCGACCTCAACTCACCCCGCGTCACCTCGACCGCCTTGTCCGACCATGCCAATTCGCACCTCATCCCTCCTGACCCTGACCGCCGTGCCTTCTCGCGCCTATCCTAACCTCGACCGCCATACCCCACCTCGACCGTCCACAAGAGAACTCACCGCGCCCCGCCTCGACCGCCTTGTCAGACCCATGCTCATCTCGCTCCACCGAACCTCACCATGACCGCCAGACCCCGCCGGACCCCGCCGGAAACCAGCCTAGTCTCACCAAGACTCTGCACTCCACTTCCAGCCATGACCGCCGGACCTTGGCTTTACGAACGCAGACACGTCCCTCCCCGCCTCGACCGCCGGAATCTTGCCCAACCGAAGACTTCCAGAAGCCAGCCACGCCTATGCGCGACCTCGACCGCCATAACGGCGCCGCCCCTATCCTTTCCAGAGCTCACCTCGCCTCACCTCGCTTCGACCGCCAGAACCCAACCGAACATCTCCAACCCCTGCCCAACCGAAACCGCCACTGTCACGCCAGATCTAAACTGTCCAAATCCGACTTCGCGGAGCCTGGCCTCGACCGCCTTACACCGACACAACTGACCTAACCCGGTCAGTCCTCACCCACCCCTGCGCCACCGGAACCGCCAAGACCAACCTAGGTCACGCCGCATCCAACCATCCTGCACCAGACCCATCCACGACCGCCTGGACCGGCCGAACGTCACCAAACCCCACCCAATCGTGACCGCCGAAACACAACTTTACCGTCCACAAATCACCCGTCCTTACCCTGACCGCCTCACCTCATCACTTCAAACCGAGCGCAACCATGACCGCCGCTCATGTCAGACCCCACCCTATCATGTGACTCCTTTACAGGCCCAAGCTTGACCGCCGTTCACCGCCATGCCCGATCATGCCGTGCCGCAACCGTTGCTACCCATCCGAATGACACCAGAACCGCCGCACCCACACCATGCCGGAACGGATCGTTCACCTCCGGACAGTACCCCGCCATGACCGCCTTTCCTGATCTCACCTGTATGGGCCTATTCGCCCCTTACCCGTCCCAACCACGACCGCCGCTCCATGCCGCGCGCTTGCCTTACCCAGCCCAATACAACCTAACCCTGACCGCCACTCCCTTCCTCTGCCTTCCGATCTAGTCCGAACCTCTTCTCGCCCAGGCTATCCTAAACCGCCAAAACCAGCCCCTTCGCACGTCGAGCGCATCAGACCCGGACACACCCAACCGCCCAGCGTCTTACCCGGCCAGACCCCGACCGCCGCGCCGTTCATAGACAGTCCCAACCCGATGCAACCCGACCTTGCCTCGACCGCCGTGCCTTAACGATCCGCACCTACTTTCACCATGACATGCGACTCCTGAGCTTGACCGCCGCGCTCACATCACGCCGCAACGGATCGTTCACCTCGTTGCCATTAACTGACACAACCGCCTTTCCAGCCCCCTCCGCAACTCGACCGTCCAGACCACAAGCCGACCGTTACCGCCGCATCCATCCCTATCTCACCAGACATAATCCGAACTGAACCGCCAAACCATGACCGCTTCATACCCCGATCACACCCGGCCTTACCCAAACTCGACCGCCACGCCAAACCTTCATTACACCGCCGTCACTGGACCGCCCAGCCCAGCCACAAATCGCCAAACCCATCCCATCACCTCCTCACCGAAACCAGACCAAAACCGCCGCTTCCGTGCCGCTGTCACCGGGCGCGGCACGCCCGGTGATCAGCCATAAAACGCACCAGAATGGTGACTAGTCGTGGAAACCCTCCACCCCGTTCTTCCCCACCGGCAGTGGCCGCGTCACCTCTTTCGGGGCAAGAAGCGTTTCGTCACCAGCGGCGAATTGAAGCTCGCCGGGGGTGGGGTCTTCGTCTGTGATGTCTTCCGGCTGCTCGTCCTCGGGATTGATCCCACGCCGCGCAAGCTCGTCGAGATACCAAGCCATCAATTCCTCGGTTTCCGCATTGGCGCAGACCGGGTTTCGCAACGCCTCTTCTTGGGCCTGGTAACCACCCTCGGCTTTGATATCGAGAAACTCCTTGTCGTCGGGATCGAGGACGACATGAAACGCGCCGTATTCGCCGCCCTTCTCCACCCGCCAATCACCAAGGCCGCAGATAAACCCGGCGCTGATGAGAAGCTGGGTGACCTTGGTGGTGTTGAGCATCGGCTCTGCCCAAGTCAGGGTGACCTCCATTGCCCAGCGATCCATCTTCGCCCGCGTCCTGATGTCAGGCGTCCGGCTGATGCCGGCCATCCGAACCACCGACATGTCGAGTTTGGGAATGCCCCAGAGCGAGATTTTCTCGGCCGGCGATCGGACCAATTGCTTGATTTCGGTCTTGCTGGCGCTCGTCGGCATCCGCAACGCGGCCGACGCAATCGACATTTTCGGCGCGCTGCCGATCATCTCGAAAAGCGTTGGGCCGCCCACTGGTCCCAAATAGGGGGAGTCGCGGTACTCCGCATAAGGCGCGTGCTTGAGCTTGGTCGCCTTTTGCGTTTTGGTCATCGGGCCATGCGGGAACAGGAGTTCACGCTTCGCCTTAGCCGCCATGCGGTTAGAAAAGAACGGCGTATCGCCGATGAGCCGATAGGTGCTTGTTCCCTGCTTGAGGATCATCACGTCGATTTCGACTTGCGGCGCGGCTTTGATTGTGCGTGCCATAATTGTGGTTCCTTCCTGGGAACTGAGGTTGGTGGAGTACCTTTGAGGCGGGCCGATGCAACCGGCCCGTCTCACCGTTTCGATCAAGCTGTTTTGTTTTCAGACACCTCCTTCCTGCTTGCTGCCTCTAGAGCCGCCGGCAGATCGTCCATCACGCGGACGACCTTGGCCATTTCCGGCAGATGCCGATAGTGATCGGCAAAAGACCGGCACCGGGCAGCCGCCTCATCAAGCGAAGCTAGCGGTTTCCCATCGGGAAAAAGCGTACCCAACAATTCGGCTTGAACCTCCTTCTTGTAGTTGCCTCTGATGAGGAACGGAGTATTGCCAACGATGTAGACAGTCTTAGTTGTCGGCATCACAACCTCCTCGGCTTAGGCCGAACCCGCAGCCGGATCGCCCGCATCCGCCGACTTCGCGACCATCCTCGCCAACTCGATGATCTGGTCGACTTGCTCGGGCGAGCCCAGCACCGCCACAACCGCGCGAGCGCGCTTCGCGGCCTGCGTCACCCGCATCATCTCGTCGAGAACGGTGGTGCGCGACCGATCCTCGTTGGTCCGCACGCGCAGGATGTTGCTGTACTCGTTGCTGACTGTTGCGTTACGGACGTAGCGAACGCAGTCCAGCTTTGCTTCGCGGAAGGTGACCTCGATCTTAACCCGGCGGATCAGGACCGCTGCCTGTTCAAGCCACCGCTCTTCGGCCGCCTTATTGGTGTCCCAAGTAAAAGCCCCGTGCATGGCCGACACCGGATCGCGTGCTTTTTCGACGACGGCTTTCTTGCTGACGTTTCCGTCCTCGTCCTCCAGGCTCTCAATCTCCTTTGCGACTTCAACCATGTTGATCATAACTTCCTCCTCCTCTCACCCCCGCCAACCGGGGATGTCATCGATATCCATCTCACCCTCACCGATCCCCCAGGTCACTTGCATCTCGATTGGATCGATCCAAAACTGACCCAGCGGATCGGTATGCATCGCGTGGTGACAACCACGACACAGCGCATAGAGGTCTTCGGGTTCTTCCTCACCCTGGCTGTTGTAGTGCCGGTGGTGTAATTCTAGCGGATAATCGATGCGGCATATCTCGCAGCCACCTTCGGCGCGTTCCAGCACTGCGGCCCGTGTGGCGGCCGGAACCGGCGGGCGCGGATCGTAAGGCTGGTTCGGCGTCGTCCACCGCTCCAGCTCTTCCAAATACAAGGATTTGACGAGCCCCATCACCACACCCCGCGCATTTTGAGCTTGACCACGATCCGATCGAGAACCACTCGCTGCCGTGGTGTTAGCCGCCCCCATTCGAGTACCGATCCGCCGATCGACGCGATGAACTCACGTTCGTAGTCGTTTAGGTGATGCTGTGGAACCAGGCTGCATTTGCGGATCAGCGTGAACTCGTCTTCCCACGGCGGCTCGCTCTGATCGTACTGGTAGCGCGGTTCCTCCTCGCGATAACGCCGCTCTTCCTGACGCCGTTCTTCCTGACGTTGGTAGGAGCTGGACTCGACCTTCTTGATGATCAGATCGTCCCAATCGAGGGCTCGAGTCTTGATCAGCTCATGCGCTCGTCGCGCAGCAGAGGCGACCTCGCCATCATGGTCGGACGAAAACATCCGTAGGATCTTGACCAGCTTTTCGCGGTCGGCTTCGTCGACCATCACGGCGCTCCGTCTCGCCAGATCTCACCGGTGCCGCGCAGCGCGTACTCGACCCAGGTGCCGTCATCCGCGGCATCGATCTGTTCGCCGTTGACCAGCGACGGCAGGTAAAGATGATCTTTACAGCCAGCCTTCTGCTCTTCGCGACTAAGCGGCTTGTTCCAGCGATCGCAGCGCCAGCCGCCGTCGACCGGCGTCGACGCTAGGCACGTCCGGCAATTGCGCGGCGCCGGCGCACCCTGGTGGCAGATTGCGTAGGATCGACACCAACGGCATTCGTGCCAGGTTGGATCTTCGCTGATCCGCGGCGGCGCGCGGGTAGCGTTGACGATCTGGTTGGCCCGCGCAGCCAGTTGCTCAGCGTAGTGCTTCTCGTAATCGGTGCGCACCGAGATCGTATGCCGGCCGCCCGGTGTCGCCACCGTCATATAGTGGCGGGTCAGCTCGGTGTAGTGCATGTAAAGCTGAGCCGTCGACCAGTACATCGGCTTCCAAGCAAAAAGCGCGTTCTTCTCGCCGCGTTCTTCCTTGAGCCGCTCTAGCTTACGCTGGGATTTTTCCTCGACCTGCTTGTGCTCCCAGACATGCAGCGTCTTGGGTGACTGCAACAAGCCGATGATCACCCCATCGATACGACCTTGCAGATGACCGCCGCAATCGTCGAACGCGAACTGTCGATCGTCGCGATTAGGGTCGCGGTCCCACAGGGTGATCCCGTCGACCAAACGCAACCTGGCCGCCTGCAATGCTTCGCCGTGATGCCCGTCGGCGAAACGCTTGAGCGCATCCGCTGGAAACGGGGCAGGTACACCCGCCCAGCGAAAGCCGTAGAACATCGCCCGGTCGCAGGGGTTTCCGATATCCCCCATGCTCAGCGACGGGGCGAGCCAACCGCTATTCTCCTTCGCCTCGATTGCGCGATCGACCGCGGCCAAGGTCGGGTCTTGTGGGGATGGGATCGCGGCCATCAGCCAGCCGCCTTCTCTGCCTGCTGGCGCGTGCGCTCCTCCACGACTCGAACAATCTCGCGCTGGACCGCCGGCGGCTGGCTTTCAAAGCTCTCGACGATCTTCCTCGCCGCCGGTAGCGTTTCGTTGGCGCCAGCGTATGCGGCTACCAGCGCCGTGTTGGAGGTCCATTCAGGGTTGCTGTCGATGTGTTTGCCGACCGCCAGCCGTAACGCCATGTTAGCGATTCGTTCCTCGGTGGTTGGAATGTCGAACACCCATGCCGGGCTGTTGCGGCCGTTGTCGTAGGTGTCGACCAGACCAATCGCAGAGAACATCCGGCAGTCGTAGAAGCGGCACGCTTTCGGCCTGTGATGGTAGACCGTGCATTCGCCGCCAAGCCCAAGATGGACGCACGAGCCGTCCTCGCGCTTGCGCAGGGCAAACCCGCCTTCGGGATGCGGCACGACATCGAGATGCGCCAGATCTTCAGCGTTTTCTTTGTCGGGATAGATATCGACCCGGCCGTGATAGCAGCAGTGGTTGCACCCCTGGCACGGCACCTTTGCCTCTTGGTTAAAGGTAACCTTGCCGAGGAACGTTCCTAACCGCCCGCCATAGCGAGTTTGGTAGGTCTTCCCGTTGATTGGGTCGGTGGCGGTGCCGACAAGCTTACCGATCGCCGCATGCCGGCGCTTGGCCTCGCCCATGACGCTCTCCTACTTGGATGGGGTCCAAGTGCTTTAGGCGCGCGCCCGCCATGGCGGCTGCACGCGCGAGGGAGCAGCGGCTGCGGCCGGCTGCGCTTGCTGGGGCTGCGGCTGGGGCTGCGGCTGATACTGCCCCGGCTCCTGCACCGGCATGCGACCGTCGGGCGGCTCGTAGCAGAACACCCGGTTCTGATCGCGATAGGTGCCCTTGCCCTTTTCAATACGGACATCGATTACCAGCCGCCGGGCGTGAAGCTGTTCGCTGTCGGTGACCGAGAGCTCGCCAACGGCATGACAGATTTGACTCAAAGACCGCTGGGCGATCGCGACTGTCTGTTCGTTTTGGTTTTGCAGATTGAGCCGGTCGTAGACTTTGCGCCCAGCAAACGGTCCATCGATGAGCTCGATCTCAAGCTGAAGATATTGTCCGGTGC